CCATTATATTAATCTTCGCTCTGCGAATGGCACTCAGAAAGAGCATATGGAAATTGCTGAAGCAGCAAAGAAGATCTTTATCTGTCAGTTTCCTAGTGTTTCCGAAGCACTTGGATGGTGTCCTGGAAAGTGTGAATGCGAAGATGTACAACCTTGTATTAGGATCGATTAAAATGAACAATCAAGAGGTAATCCAAATTGCAAAAGAATGTGGTTTGGTCTACAATAATAATCATGACATTCTTGAATTCTATCAACGGATTCGTAAAGAACTGAAGAAAGAGTTTCAAACCGAAGTACTTAATACTAAATAAGAGGAGGTGCATCTTGCCAACATATCCCGTCAAAAACACCAAGACTGGTGAAACTAAAGAAATCTATATGACTATGGCCGAATATGATCAGTGGAGGAAAGATAATCCTGACTGGGAGAAAGATTGGTCTGCTGGTGTAGGTGGAGTTACATATGGATTGCCTAAACAGTCTGATGGTTTTAAAGAAGTAATGTCTAAAGTGCAGGCTGCCCATCCACGATCAAACCTTTCTCGATATACCTAGTATGCCAGTAAAAAAGAGGAATAACAATGCAGTCGTACCTGCAGGAATGAGTGCAAAGCAGATGAGAAGGAAGAAGCCCATTAATAATGAGCATCTTCTAAACATCGAACCACTAACAGATAGTCAGAAAGCAGTTTTTGACTGTTGGACTGATGATAAACATTTAGTTCTTCACGGATGTGCAGGAACAGGTAAAACTTTTATCAGTCTTTATCTAGCACTTAGAGAAGTATTAAATCCAAATACACCATACGATAAAATTTATATCGTTCGTTCTTTAGTTCCAACTAGAGAAATTGGATTCCTCCCTGGTGATCATGAAGATAAGTCAGCACTTTATCAGATTCCATATAAGAATATGGTAAAGTTTATGTTTGAAATGCCTGACGATAATGCCTTTGAAATGCTATATAATAATCTAAGAACTCAAGAAACCATTTCATTCTGGAGTACTTCTTATATTCGTGGTGTAACTTTAGATAATTGCATCATCATCGTTGATGAATTTGCAAATCTTAATTTCCATGAACTAGATTCTATGATCACCCGTGTAGGTCAAGATGCTAAAATTGTATTCTCTGGGGATGTTACCCAATCTGATCTTGTAAAACAGAATGAGAAAAATGGTGTTTTAGATTTCATGAAAATTCTTGAAACAATGGAAGAATTCTGTTGTATTGAGTTTGGTGTTGATGACATTGTTCGTTCTGGTTTAGTCCGTAGCTACATTATTAGTAAATTGAATTTAGGTTTCTGATGTTTAATTTTGTTGATCTTCCTGCAAAACTCTCCGATATTGAGTCTATTGACAAAAATGGAGAAAGGTATTATCCTGTACCAAGTGGAGAGTTTTATCCTTCTATCACTACAGTCACTTCATTCAAAAAGGCAGCATTCTTTAAGGAATGGAGAAGGAAGGTTGGTGAAGAAGTTGCAGACAGGAAGACAGCAAGAGCAACGGGAAGAGGAACTGCTTTTCACAGTATCGTTGAACATTATTTAAAAAATGAGCACATTGATTCTGATAGTTTTGCTCCTCTTCCTCTCACGCTATTTCAAGTTGCGAAACCTATTCTTAATCGCATTAATAATATTCATCTTCTTGAAGGTGCTTTATATTCCGATTATCTTCGTATTGCTGGTAGGGTTGATTGCATTGCTGAATTTGATGGGGATTTAGCAGTAATCGACTTTAAAACTTCCGATAAGGAAAAGAAAGAAGAATGGATTGAAAATTATTTTGTACAAGCAACTGCATATGCAGTTATGTTTTACGAACTGACTGGTATTCAACCAAAGAAGATCGTCATCATTATCGCAACTGAAGAAGGTCATTGTCAGGTGATTGAAAAAACAAACCTAGATTATTATTTTACATTATTAAAGGAGTATATTGATGCTTTTACTAGGAGAGAGACAATTGGATAGTAAAGTAGGAGACTATAGCGAAAAGTTTTTAAATTCTGCAAAATTTTCTGAAGATATTGAGAGAATTGTAAAGGAATCGGATGGACTTGTAAATTATATTGAAGCTATAGTATCTTACTGTGAAGAGAATGATATTGAGATTGAGACAGTATCGAAACTCATCTCAAAACCTCTGAAAGAAAAAATTAAATATCAGGCACAAAGCCTAAATTACATGAAGAAAACCTCTAGAGGAATCTTACCGTTATGACTGGTTTTGAAGTTTATCAGATGTATCTGTCTCTTAAACTTCACTTTACTAAAGATGACTACGATTACTTTAGATTCAATGGAAAAACTAGAGCAAGTCAAGCGTCATTCGATAAACGGAATGACGCTTATTTTTTTAAGAAACTTGCATCTAAGTACGATCGTGATAGAATTGAAGAGTATTTCGTGTCTAACTTTATAAGTGATAACAAGGGATACATCAAGGACATTATTCGTCCTATAGGAGAATCCAATTACGCAGATTGGAAAAAGAAAAGAGAGAGTTTCCTATATAATTTTAGGGAAGAAGTTTGTAGTCTATTAGACAATATTGAATCTCCCTATGATGAAAACTTTGATCAGTTATTCGTCTGTTCAAAGGGTCGTCATCCAATTCTTCTTACGTCCTATTTGAGGAAAGAGATAAGTGTAGAGACATTAATTATTTTTGAGAATTGTCTGGGGTATATCAAACGATTCGACCAAGTATTAACAGACCCCGTTTGGAAACAAGTTAGAACTCAAGTAATAAAGTATGCTCCCTTTCTAAAGATTGATTGTAAGAAATATAAGGCAATCATTTTAAAAGTAGTAAAAGAAAAGGTATGAGCTTTTTTAATTCGGATATAGTACAAGAGCAACTACAGTCAATTTACGATACCTACGTAGACCTTCAAACAACTGCCGAAGCAATCGGTCAAATGCCAAAAGAAAAGGCAATTAGACACATAGAAAAGACCAAAAATCTCATCGAAAAACAAAAACTTTTTTATGTTAGACTTCAATTATCTGCTGCTGAAGATGAAGATGCTGCTGACATGAAGCATCGAATTGATCTGATTACAAATATGTTCGGGTACAACACCCTGTCCGAGTCCCTGGACTCCATGACTGTCTACCTGGACAACGTGCTCAGGTCCCTTGACAAGGCAGCCTAAATACTGTATGATATGATGGTTCGGGTGAGGGGGGTCACGCCCCACCAATCCAAACAAATACAACAAATACGGAGAAATACAAATGTCTTTTGCATCCCTCAAGAAGCAGTCCAATTCTGTCTTCGAGAAACTGACTAAAGAGGTCGAGAAGATCTCTAATCCTGAATCTGGTTCTGGTGCTGATGAGAGACTCTGGAAACCTGAAATGGATAAGTCGGGTAATGGTTATGCAGTTATTCGATTCCTGCCTGCCCCTGAAGGTGAAGATCTTCCTTGGGCAAAGATTTGGAGTCATGCGTTCCAAGGTCCTGGTGGTTGGTATATTGAGAATAGTCTGACGACTCTCAATAAGAAGGATCCTGTTGGCGAAATGAATCGTCAACTTTGGAATAGCGGAAGTGATGCTGATAAAGAAATTGCTCGTAAACAAAAGCGAAAACTGAGCTACTATGCTAACATCTATGTTGTGGAAGATCCAGCACATCCAGAGAATGAAGGACGAGTCTTCCTCTATAAGTTTGGCAAGAAAATCTTTGATAAAGTTATGGCAGCAATGCAACCAGAATTCAAAGATGAAACCCCCATCAACCCCTTTGATTTCTGGCAAGGTGCTGACTTCAAGGTGAAGATCCGCAAGGTGGATGGATACTGGAACTACGACAAGTCTGAGTTCTCTCGTCCTGGTACTCTTGGTGATTTCAGTGATGATCAACTGGAAGCAATCTGGAAGAAAGAATACTCTTTGATGGAATTCACTGATGAGAAAAACTTCAAGACCTATGAGGAACTTGAAGCACGACTGAACACTGTACTCAACACCCGTGCTCCTGCTCGCCGTGTTGATCAAGAGACTGAAGAGGATGAGATTGTTTCCCGTCCTGCTGCCGCTCCTTCCAGCTGGAATGAAGAGGTAAGTTCTTTCCGTTCTTCTATGGGTTCTTCGACTCCTGCTCCTGAACCTTCTCTTCCTACCTTCAGTGATGACGAAGATGATGACCTGAGTTATTTTGCTCGCCTTGCTGAAGAGGACTGAAACCAAAATCACCTATTAAAAAGCAATGGGGCGCTTCAAAAACGCCCCATTTTTTTGTCTAAAACCAAAAGTTAAGAAAAGGTTAATTATTTTATACGACTCTTTTGAATGATTCCGTCCCTGGACTTTTTAAGTTGTCCACACCTTCTATTAAATCTTCGTGTTTGCTATATTGCATCAACTCAGAATATTCAGTGATAAACCTCTCTACTACTGATGGAAACACTAGATAGATATTTCTCTTCGATTCGTTTAGTTCAAATTCGTATTCGTAGTTAGTCACTCTTTCAATTAGGACATCTTTCGGAATGAATTCTCCATTCGGAAGTCTGTATGTATATGTTTCTGGAACAATTAATCCACCTGGTACTATTATATTATTTCTAGAATCTTTAACTTCTTTTGTTCTCCAGTATTTTGTTTCTGTTTCTCTTGTTCCATAAACATCCCTGAGTTTTGCGAGAAATTCTTGTTGCGATAATGGCCACTGTTCGTATACATTTGTAATATCATTTGAGATTAAAATTACCCATTCATACTCTGCAGTTCCATATACATCATATGCAACTTGATACGGTCTTGCGTTTCCAGGTATTGTATACTTTTGAAAGTATGTGAAATTTTTGACTACGTTTGGAATTACTTTTGATCTTCTGAATAAATTTTTTACTACAGAATGATTTGAAGGTGATGCATCTTCTGTTGGGTCTGCTACAAGTATGTTTGGTATATTTGAGAAAAATGTTGACATTTTTAGAACTCCTGGTCGATATCTTCTTTTGTTACCATTGCGGTTTCAGCAAATCTCAAATCCATATTTAATGCTGGTATCATTCCATCTTCTGTTGAAACATACTGACCATCTGGAGTGTATGCAACATTTACATTTGTCAATACACAGTCTTTAAATCTATATAATCCAGGTATATCAGATAAGCTGGTAGATGATACTACTCCATTTCTTCTGACATTCAATCTTTTGAATTCTACTTTAAATCTATTGGGAACTTTTAAGTATCTTGCTGATGATGTTGGTCCTCCTGCTCCACCACCTGCCGCACCACCTCCAGTTGCACTGATTCCTTTAGATGGACCTCCATCTAAAGAAGGAAGCATACCCCTTTTAAAAAATTTAATTATATTTTTTATTTCAGTTGCTTCATTTGAATTTCTTGCTACTAACTTAAATGAAAAGTTATGCTCTCTAAATCCTAGTCCTTCGAACACTTGCTCTTGATATGGGTTAAAAATCATTCCAGTTCCAACCGCAGACAATGCATTATTGGAAACAGTTCCGCCAACTCCTAATAAATTATTAACGCCAGAAATGCCACTTGCTATACTTCCGAATAAGGCTTCTGGTGTTGCTGCCGAGGCCGCATCCTGCAATGACGCAACGATTTGTTCATTGCTAGTCGATTGTAAATTTTTCGCAGCTTCAATTCCTAGTGCTCCAAATGCAACTGGATTGTATTGCACTCCATATGCTGTTGATATATTTTGGGGAATGTACAAATAGCAACTATCTAGATCTTTAGAATTTATTGTGGTTTTGGTTGAACTAATACCACCTCCTCCAGAATAATTTACTTCGATTTCAGTAAATTTTATATAATCTATCGTATCTGTAGGATATTCTCCTCCACTGCTCATTAAAGGTGCTAAACCATCTGCTCTTGATGATTTATTTGGAGCAATTTTTGGATATATGTGGATAGTTGATGCTGGCATTTATTAAACCTTTAATTCTTTTTCGGTTAAAATGATAAACTCCCACAGGTGATCATTACAAAATTCTTTTGCTGCCTTCCACTTTGCTTGATTTACAGCATATGTAATCACTTCATTTATATATTGTTTTGTCCTTCTTTGTTGAACCTTTGGACCCCTTACTTGGTATTCTGGTTTGACTTCAACTAAGTATTTTTTTATTTCACCCGTTTTTGATTTTGTTTTTATATAGAAGTCTGGAAAATAGCGATGTTTTTTTCCATCCGCAGGAGATATGTATGGTATAAAAATCTCCTCACTTCCCCATTCCAATATATTTACATTGTTATCACAATATATCATAAATTTAAGTTCCCATGAAGAACGGTAAATTATATTTTTAACGTCTCCTTTGTACTTTTGGGGATTTTTTGGACTGTACCTTCCTTTATAGCTCATAAATATATTTAGAATACAAATCCTGTAATATTTATAGGGAGCACATGCCAGCATCTTTTACCCCATTATCGGGCCCAAATAGTTTTCAAGGATTTCGATCCATGGTATCGAGGGCGACGCCTTCGGCTAATAACTTATATTGGGTTAGGTTTAGAGAACCGCCTGGCGTCTTTTATGATGCATCTGGAGCACCCAGATACCAAGATGGGATAGATGCTTTTAATAATGGTATTACGACTGGACCTGGTGTAGATAATGCAAGGCTCCTCACTTATTATGCCACTGATGTAACTATTCCAAGCAGACAATTGACTACTGGCGATGCAAAAACTGTTGGAAGTATGTACAGATATGTCACTGGAACAAGCTTCAGTGAAATTAGCATTTCTTTCATTCTTCCGAGAACATTGTTTACTCGAATGTTTTTCGAAAGATGGATGAATTATACATCAAATGATGCTACACAAAAAGTGGCATATTATGATCAATATGTTTGTCCATATTTAGATATTTTTAAGTATGAGAGGGGCGGTATGACACCAACTCCAGTAGATTGGTCATCTTATTCGTCAGTTTTATCTCCTACTGTAAGAAAAGCGGGAAGAGATGCATTTTTAGCCAATCAAATTAAGTTTAATAGATGCTCTGGAGTTTGGGTACTCAAAAATGCATTTCCTTTTAATATTAGTAATATCAATCTTAATGCTGGTCCAGCATCTTTAGTGCAAATGGAGGTTTCTTTTTATTATGAAAGATACAGATTCTACACACCACCAAGACCCAATGATGCAGATATTAATATTCCTGTAACTTTAGGAAGTTCTGGATCATCATCTGCTTCTTCTGGTATTTCTGCAGCGACTGCCGCCCCATTAGGATTTGGTGGTGCTACACCTACTGTTCTTGCAGCAGCTTCTGGATATACTGTAATTTAACTAGCTAAATAATTTTATCTGAAACTTATTATTAGGAGTTATCATGCCATTACCTAAATTAGCGGTTCCTGAATATGAACTGGAGTTGCCATCTACTAAAGAAACCATTAAATATAGACCATTTTTAGTTAAAGAAGAAAAACTTCTTCTTGTTGCCATGGAGATGGGTGGTGAAAAAGAAATGATCAATGCAGTAAAAACAATTATTAAAAACTGCACTAATTTGAAAGGTAAAGTTGATGAGTTGGCAACATTTGATATTGAATATTTGTTCTTGAGAATTCGTTCGAAGTCTGTTGGAGAAGTCTCTAAAATTTTAGTTACATGTCCAGATGATAATGAAACTCAAGTTATGGTTGAGGTTCCTCTTAATGAAGTAGAAATTACATGGCCAGAAAAGGCAACAACAAAAATTGAACTATCTGATACTGTTGGTGTAATTATGAAGTATCCTTCGATTGATACTTTTGTGAAATTGAATTTCACTGGCAATGACATTACTGTTGATAATGTATTTGAACTTGCTACAACATGTATTGACCAGATTTATGATGGTGAGGAAGTATATGACACTAAAAATTATACGAAAAAGGAACTGAATGAATTTCTAGAAAATATGAAAAGCGATCAGTTCTTGAAGATTCAAGAATTTTTTGCCAATATGCCAAAACTTGAATATGATATTGAAGTTGAGAATCCTGAAACTGGTGTAAAGAGCACTGTTAAGTTAGAGGGACTTGGCGCTTTTTTCGAGTAGCCCTTCTTCATACTACATTAGCGAATCATCTTGAGACTAATTTTGCTTTGATGCATCATCATAAGTGGTCTTTGTCTGATCTTGACAATTTAGTTCCTTGGGAAAAGGAAGTGTATGTTGATATGTTGATCGGTCATTTGAAGAAGGAAGAAGAACGATATAAGAAACAACAACAGCAAGCACAAGGCAGAAGTAGTCTCTAATGTTATACAGCAATAAGATAAAACCCTACAAGTTTGTCAATCCAAATCTAATTAAAGTACCTAGATTTGCGATGGCATCTGCTATTAAGGCATCTGTTGCTAGCGAGAAAAATGATGCTGCAGAAGAAAAATCTGCAGCATCATCTACCATGTCTTCTAAAAAGACTCTCTTGGGATTGAATAGACTTGGTGCTTCGATCTATTCTTTAGGAGATACGCAAAGACAAATTAGAGATGTTCTTACATCAGAGACATCACTTGCAAATCTTAAGAAAGCATTCTTAAGAAGAAAGGAACAATATTTAAAGGATCAGCAGTCAGAAGAAAATACTGAATCGATAGGTAAAGGTGCTGTTGACCAGGAAGAAATAAAAGAAGAAGGGAAGAAAGAACTTTCCTGGATTGAAAAATTACTCGGCCCATTCAAGGGTATTATTGAATTTGCTGTAAGAACGATACTAGTTCAAGGTGTTCTTAGATGGATATCTGATCCTAAAAATGGTGAAAGACTTGGTAAGATAGTAGAAGGTGCCACCAAGTTTTTCAAGTTTATATATGGAGTTGTTGCCTGGTCTATAGACCAGTTCATGAGTGGAGTTAGCAATCTATTTGGTGATGGTTCTAAAACTGGATTCGCAAGATTCGCTGAGGTTTTAGGTGGTCTAGGACAAATAATTTTAGGTATTGCTGCATTGAAAGCAGCAAGTTATTTACTCAATCCATTCTCTCTGATTGGAGATGTATTGGGATTATTGGGAGGTTTATTCGATAGAAAACCTCAACCAACACCAGAATCACTTCCTCCTTCTGGCGGTGGTGCCCCCACTCCAAATAAACCCGCCTTAAGTAAACCTGCACAAAAAGTTGCAGAGAACTATGGCGATGAAGCAGCAAAGTATTATGATGACCTTATAAAGAGAGGCAAAAAACCAGTAGATGCTCTGAAGGCAGTCAGAGGTAAATTTACTAAACTACCACCTATTCCAGCAAAACCACAGAATGCCCTCCAGAAGATGCAGGGATTCTTTGGGGATAAGTTATCTGGTATGCAAAAGGGGGTATCTTCTTTTGCTGAAGGAACTAAGAAGGGTTTACTTTCTGGATGGGAGAACGTTAAGAAATTTGGAAATAGCATCTCTAAAGGTGCTAGAGAAAAACTAGCAAAATCTGGCGAGTTTCTAAAAGATCAAGTTAAAAAGAGACTGGAACCTTTAGCGAAAGGTGCTTATGATCTTTTAGAAAAGAAAGGTATCATATCCACTGCTAAGAAACTTGGTCAAAAAGCAACTGACTTGATCAAGAAAGTTCCTGGTTATGATAAGATAATGAAAAAGGTTGCCAAGGAAGGTGGACCTGCTGCACTTAAAAAACTAGGTGGAAAAGCGATTCCTGTTATTGGCGGTCTTGTAAATCTCTACTTTGCTTATGATAGATTAAAACAAGGTGATAAATCGGGTGCAGTTCTGGAATCACTTGCTGCTATTCTTGATCTCTCTGGTCTATTTGGTTTTGCTCCTGGTCCAGCACTTTCTTTAGCATTAGATGCTTACTTGTTTGGTAGAGATTTCTTTCCAGATGTTGTTAAGAAGGAAAATGAGGTATTCCAAAACTCCTTAAATGCCATACTAGGACCAATTAAGGGAGTACAAAGTATGCTTCCAAAGGTTCCAATGCTTGCGGAAGGTGGTATCATTACTAAACCAACTCAAGCAGTTCTTGGAGAAAGAGGACCAGAAGTTCTAGTTCCTTTATCTAAGATGCAGGGAGCAGGTGGAGATTCTTCTTTTATTGCTACTACCATAGCTTCTGCTTTAGAAGGATCTCTAAAGGCAATGGGGTCCGCAGGAGAAGTTGCTAGACAAGTTATTGGTGCAGATCTCCAACAAGCAAAGATGCAACTCGGAGTTGGTTCTGTTCCTCCTGCTCAAACTGGAGAAACATTATCTAAGAGTGTTGTTAAGGGATTAAAGTCCAGTAAAGAAGATGATCCTGAAGCGTTAATGAACCAGCTGATTGGCGATAGACCACCAGCAACAAGTGGAAATGCTCAGATGACCACTCTTAGGGGTGCTCTTGCAAATGTTGCGAAGGCATTTATAGATGTCTCCAACATGAAATTTACTGATAAAGGTAAATCTGGTGGATCTTCTGGTGGACCTTCTGGTGCGGCTGATGGATCGTCTGGTTCTTCTGGAGGATCTGCTACTGGTGAGTGGGGCCCATTATTAGACTTGATTTCTGCTAAAGAGTCTGGTGGTAATTATGAAGCAATGTATCCTAGCACTACATTAAAAGGTGCTACAAAAATGACTATTGCTGAAGTTGCAAAGAAAGCAACTGGAGCAGTAGGAAAATATCAGCAACTTCCACAATATCTTGTAAGTAGGGCAAAGGCAGCTGGGTTAGATCCTAATAAAGATCTTTACAGTAAAGAAAATCAGGATTTGATTGTATCTAAAGTTAATATAGAACAGAATCGTGGTGGCAAATCTTGGTTGCAAGGTAAGAAATCTGATGATGCTTTTATGCATGGATTGGCATTTGAGTTTGCATCACTACCTGGTCCCGATGGTAAGTTTAAGTATAAGGGTCAAAGTAGTAGTCATAAACCTTCAGAGGTTAAAGAAGCTCTTAAAAAGGTAAAGGGTGAACCTGCTAAGATGGCTGGTGGTGGTGCTGTTCGTGAATGGAATAAAAATAGAGCACCAAAGGAAGATGTTATTACACTTGAAAGTAAGGCAGCTAGACAACCAGCAGAGTCTTGGACTAAGTTTGCTGCAGGTGGAAAATACAAGAATGGTTTGTTGCCAGAAGATGAACTTGAAAGTGTTGGTAGTGGACATAAATTACATAAATCTATTGCTAAGCAATTTAGGGCAATGATTGCATCGGCAAAGAGTTCTGGACATAATTTTAATATCAATTCTTCTTATAGATCATATCAGAGACAAAAGGAATTATATGCTTCTTTAGGACCAGGAACTGCTGCATATCCAGGAACTTCTAATCATGGTTTGGGTCTTGCTGTCGATTTGAACTACACTAACGCTGGTTATAAGTGGTTAAGGAAGAATGCTTCTAAGTTTGGATTTAGACAGATTCCTGGTTATGAAACGGATAATCCAGATGGTCATGAAGCGTGGCACTGGGAGAATGTTTCTGGAAAAGGTTCTATAGATGGAGGATCTGGAGTAGGACCTTCTAATACAGGTGGTGGAAATGAATCACAAACTGGAGAACAAGAAGCACCAGAAAAAACGCGAGAAGAACAAATCCAAGATTTTATTGGGCAGATTGCAAGTTCGATTGTTAAATTAAATACACTATCAGAACAATCTGCTTTACCACAAGCAAAGAAAGGTGGTAAGGTAATGAAGACGAGATATTCTCGTATGGGATTAGGTGAGCCACCATTGCATGAGTATGAAAAGATCGATGAGAATATTAAAACTCTCAAAGGTTATTCTAAAGGTGGAGTTTTATCGACTAATGGATCTGTCAGTGATTTGAAATTGAATCCATCCACTCCATTTAAAGATTATAGATTACATCACAATAAATCAGATTCTAATTCCTATAATAATAGTAGACTAGGTGGACCTCCTGTTGTTCCTAGAGATTATGTCGTTGTTAGGGATTTTGGCAATCAATCTTTAGATCGTGGAGCACCTGTTGTAGCTGGTGTTGATGGAAAGGTGGTCGCTGCTGGCGGGCATACAGTTGTAATTGCTGGTAATAATGGTAAAAAGAGGATGCAGTTCCACCACTTCGATAGCATAGCTGCAACTGTTGGTAAAGCAGTACAGGCATCTACAGTAATTGGTAAGCAGGGAAATAAACCTGGTGGAGCAGTTCACGTTCACTTAGATGCTTCTCCTAGTGATCATAGAGCATGGGTTGCAACGCAACTTGGTGGAAAATTTGATGATTCTATGAAAGAATCTGGAGGTGGTGGCGGAGATACTGGTGGAACTGGAGGATCTGATACCGAAGAGGAAGCACCAGAAAAGTCAAGAGAGGAGCAGATTGCAGATTTAATTAGTAAGATTTCTTCTGATATTATTCAGTTGAATACTGGAATGAGACCAGAGGAAACCAAAGCAGCAGCAACTGATTCTGCGGGAGTAAAAACAGCACCATCAGCGGCACCAGGATCGCCTGCAGCGGGCAATCCCCCAGGAGCACTTGCACCTGGGCAAAGATCCGATAAAGCATTGAATAAGGAGCAATTTGCAGCAGCTCAGAAGGCAAGAGCAGAGGGTAAGGCTGCTGGATTGTCTGGAAAGGAATTGGAATCATATGTTGCAAATGCTGTTATGGGTGTTCCTCAAAAATCTGCAGCACAACTAGCACCACCTCCAAGTGCAACATCTACGGGAGCATCTGTAAATCAAATGTCTCAAAGTACAGCAGCTGCACAAGAACAAAGAGAAACTTCTAGAAGTGTTGTGCCAGTGCCACTACCAATAAATAGTGGTGGAATGTCGTCTTCGCAACCACCGCCACCAACGGTAGTTCGCTCTAAGACCCCAATCACATATGGATTCTGATAGATGGCCGCAGTAAAAGCACCCACAGGTTCTACCAAACCAGCACTTTACAAAATGGTAAGTCTACCATCTGCAAAGATGGCAACTGGTGTAAAAAAATCGTCAGGATCTCAGGCAGTTGCTTCAAGTTATGGAGCATTTTTGACATCTATTAACAGACTTGGCGGTACTGTTAATAGTATGATTATCGTCAATCAGCAAATTTTAAAGACCCTAGTTGAGGGATTGAAATTAAAAGGTGCTGAACTTGATGATATGAAAAAGTCTTTTCAAAAAGAAAAGGCAAACAAGGGAAAACAAGTACAAAAAGAAGGTTCTATTGATTGGGCAAGTAAATTTGCTGGATTTGCTGTAACTGTTGCTAGTGATTTCTTCCAAGGACTCGCACAACTGGGACAGTTTTTTATGCGAGCGTTTTTGGGTCAAGCAATACTCAGATGGATATCTGATCCTAAAAATGGGGAGAAACTAGCGAAGATAGTTAATGGAGTAATAAAAATATTCCAATGGTTGTATAAATTTATTACCGAAAACTTATTCAAGGCTATTGAAGGTCTTGTTGATATGTTTGATAGTGATAAGAGTTTATGGGATAGGATAAAAGGTTTTGGTAATTTTATAGTTGGATTTGGTTCTCTTCTATTGGGAATGGCATTCCTTAAAAAACCATTAACGGTTATTAAGGCATTTAAGTGGGTACTAGAAACTTTATGGAATAGTTTATCAAAATCTAAAAAGAGTATTGGTAAACAGGCAAAGGCATTAAATGCTGTTGGTACAGGTGCCGCAGCTGCGAATGCTAAGGGTGGTTTTGGTGCTTGGTCTGCCGAGCAAAGTGCTAAGGCAGGTGATATTAAAGCAAAACCAAGAGGTAGAGCTGGAGCAGTATTGGGTGGTCTCGCCCTCCTTGGCGGGGGAATGGCTCTCGGTAGCATGATGTCTGGAGGAGGCGAAGCAAAGGCACCTCCAGCACCTCAGAGTGGTTCTTTACAGGGTGCCACAGACAAAGCACAAACACCTTCGGCAGAATCAAACATACCATTTGCTGCTGAAGGTGGTGTATTTACAAAACCAACTCCAGCAATTGTTGGTGAAAGAGGTCCTGAAGTCAGGATGCCTCTTAGTGTCAACATGCCAATTCCTGCTGATAATGATCAGAGAAGAAAGGATGCTGGAATAAAACCACTATCTTCTCTCGGTGGAATGTTCGGTGGTAATAAGCAGGATGGTGCCAAGTCTGATCCTAAGCAGGCATCTAATCTATCCAAGTTGTTCATGGCACCATTCAAGGGTATTGGTGCTGGTATTATCGCAAATATCACACAAACTGTTGGTTCTTTAGGTCCAGCTGGAGCAGCAATTACACCTTTAGTTGGTAGTATCATTGCTCCAATTGCTAACTCATTTGGTGTTCCCCCAACAGTAGTTAAATCTGCTCAGGGTAAACAGAAAACACCAACATCGGAAGAAAAGAAGAAGGGTAAACCATCAATTCTCGATAAACTTTTTGGTAAAGGTAAATCAGTTTCCATACCAAAAGATCAGAAGAAATACAATAAAAAGGGTGATACTACAGTCCTAGGTTTGCTTACTGACTTACTAGGTGCTGCCTTAGTTATCGGTAATAAAGTTGGAAAGAGTAGTGGAACTTCAACTGGTGGTCCTGGTCCAACAAAATCAGATGGAACTGGTGGTGGAAAAGCGGACACTACAATTGGTGACAGTGTTGCTAGAGGTTTAGAGGGTAAGCAAGGAGCAGGAACTGAAACTGATGCTCAGATGGTTGGTAGATCATCGAAGGGTGTACTAGATTATATTAAGAGTCAAGACAAAGGCAGTTTTAAAGATAAAACAATTAGATTATCTTCTGGTATATTAAATTCACCTAGTGATCTAAAGAGTGTTGAAGAACAACTTAAGTATTTGAAGGAAGCTGGTGCAAAGGTTCAATTAGTTGGAGTTCCTACCAATAATCCAAAGTTTGCACCTCTCAATAATAAACTGAAAGAACTTGCTAAACAGTATGGTGCATCCTGGATGGGTGGTTATGAAGCAGGACAAGATGGAATACATCCAAAAGATTATACAACTTTAAAGGCGAAGTTTGACACTGAAGTTAAGGATGCCAAAATATCAAAGGATCAATCCATTGATAAAAATTATGGAATGAAAGTTGGTGATGAAAGAGAATTTACTGCTAGTGATGGTAATAATTACAAGGCTCATAAGACTAAAGAAGGTTTCAAATTCTTTAGAACTGGTGTTGCTGGTGCCATGGATACTCTTGGTGGGTTCTTAACGGGTCAACAAGATAGAATACCAGTAGATACTAAAGATGCTAAAAATACTTTCTTACTTTTAGATTGGCAAAAATCTGAAGGTGGGACAAAACAACTTCCAAAAGCACAACCACAAGCACCTAAAAAGTCTGGCGGAGGCCCATTACAAGTTTTAGATGGTAGATCTAATGGTGGATGGATTGATGGTCCGATGTCTGGTTATCCAGTATCTTTGGATGGTGGAAGATCAATTGCATTTGAGGGTCATGGTAAGGAATGGGTAGGTTTTAAAAAGGCATCTGGTGGACAAGCGTTTGTTGTTCCATTCAATACTCCAGCAACTAAAGGCAGTCCAAATTTAACAAATCGAAGATTGAGAGAGGCAAAGTCTGGTGGATATGCTCTACCAAACTTTAGTATAGGTGGACCAAAAGCATTTACTAGTGTTTATAGACCTTCGTTCTCGTTTGGAGGAACAACTTTAATTAAGAAGGCTGATGGTGGTTTTGCTAAAGCAGTTAATTGGTTGAAGAGTCATGAAGGTTATAGAGAAGAAGCATATTGGGATGTAAATGCTTACAGAGTGGGATATGGTAGTGATACTCAAACTAAGTCAGATGGTAAAGTTGTAGGAGTAACCAAAGGTTATAAAACAACTAAAGATGATGCTGAAAGAGATCTTGCAAGGAGAACAAAGGCATTCTATGACGGTGCTAAGAAAGCAGTAGGAGAAGGATGGAGTAAGTTAGATGATAATGCTCATGCGGCACTTACATCACTTGCATATAACTATGGTTCCGTTCCTTCAAGTGTTATTAAGGCAGCAAAAACTGGAGATAAAGAAGCATTAGCAAAAGCAATTGAAGCTCGTGCAACAGATGATGCTGGTGTTAACAAGAAGAGACGTATTTCAGAAGCAAATCTTGTAAGAGGTAAGGTGCAAGTAAGTTCTTCTGGTGTACAAGCACCAGGAGATTCGCCAAATAAAGAAGGTGATGGAGAAAAAACCGAGGAGCAAAGTAAAGAGGAACAAGTTAAGGGATTAATTAGTAAGATTGCTGAAGATATTGTCAAATTAAATACTACTGGATTAGGTGGAGACCAGGCAGCACAGCAAGCACAGATTCAAGGTGCTGGTGTAGAAGCAGGAAAAGCCGCTAAAGAAAAACTTACACCACAAAAAACTAATCAAATTGTATCTGCTTCTTTCACTGGTCAAACTGGAGCACAATTAACTCAAGCAACTGAAAGCGTTAGAAACCAAAAGGATATTGCTAGCGATACCGCTCAAAGAAAAATAAATAGTGCAGCTGCAGCAGCATTTTCTGGTGTAAAACCATCACCGACAGTAAATAAAGCAGGAGCTCAATCTCAACCAATTATTCTTCCTGGACCAAGCAAATCATTACCAATCGAAGCATTCAATTCACCAACTTCGATGATTCAGTATGGATGGAAATTTAACCTGTAATATCTTATGTCAACACCAGTAAAAGTAGAGCAAGTATCAATTATAGATCAAAAAGGATCGACAACATTTGATTTGATGCCTTTGGTATCCGAATTCAATATTATCGAATCGTTAGATTTTCCATGCAGAAGAATAAGTTTGGCTATCAATGATTCTGTGAATCTAATTGATTCATTAAGAGGAAATGAACTAATAAGAATTATTGTTAAACCTAAAACAACAAATAAATCTATTACCTATGAAGTTAGGGCATATAGAATATCAAATAGAATTCGTTTTGAGAAAAAGGAAGCGTATACTATTGAGTGCGTATCTCCAGAATTTATGATTAATGAGATAAGTAATGTTTTTAAGTCATATAAAAATAAAAAAGCTCATCAAATTGTTAAGGAAATTTCTACTGATATATTACTGATACCATCTAGTAAATTGAAGATAGAATCAACTTATGATAAAGTTAAATGTGTAATACCAAACTGGAGACCTTTTGATGTTATTAATTGGTTGGGCGGTAGAGCAGTTAGAGAATCTAATCAGAGGCAAGGTGGATTTATTTTCTATCAAAATTCTGAAGGTTATCATTTCAAATCCTTCGATAAAATTATTACTGATATTAAATCTGCTACTATACCTGAGTATAAGTATGCAATGAAAAATACTTCAGAAAAAAGTGATGGTGTTGACCTTTATACTATTGAATCTGTGGCATATCCAGCACTCTTTGATGGTTTAACACCACTCAGAAATGGAACTTGGGCAGGCATATTTTCTGGTGTATCTCTGGACTATATTCCATTATCAAAAGTTCCAACTCCAAATGGAAATAAACAGATCCCTTACGGCGGAACTGCATATTATATTTCTGATGTCTATTCAAAAATGGAACATCTTGGTAATGAAAATCCATATGCCAGTGCTAGCCCACAATATGATGTACTTATAAACTCTATACGAAGAAATAGATATCGTACAAATCAACTGCATCTTTGGGATAAAAATACAGGATCTTCATCCTCAAGTGTTGGACCAACTACAGGAGAAGTTCCAGTAAGATGGGAAGAAACTGCGATATACAATTTTTGCCGAAAAAATAACTTTGAACATATTAAATTAGAAGTTAGAGTTCCAGGAAATTTAAAACTAACACCTGGCCAGGGTGTGTATATAGAAATACCAAAAATGTTGAACACAAAAAAATCTTCTAATAAAATTGAATTGGATAGAATCTATAGTGGAAAATATGTTATTGCAGGTGTGAAGCATAGATTTGCCAATGGAAATACTCTATTCACAGAGATGACTGTAGTTAAAGATTCTTTAGGCATTAAAACGCCAACCTAAATAATAGCGTACATTCGGATACAATCAATGGAAAACATTGATCAGCACATAGAAAAGGATCTAAAAATTCTTGAGGATCCCACTACATCTCCTCAGGCTAGGAGACATACTCAACAAGAATTAGACTCTTTAAATCTATATAAAAAGAATAATCCAGAAAAAGTAAAGGATCCAACTCCTTTAGAACTATTTTGCAATGAAAATCCACATGCAGATGAGTGTAGAATTTACGACGTTTGACAACCTGAAGTTTTTGTGTTATGATAACGGAGTTCTTGAGTTGCCTGCTTGGCACTTGGTCTAACAAGCAACAAGCATACGGCAACCCATCTATGTTCGCCTGGATTCTAATCTCTTGGGAACAAGTCGATGATGGAAAGTTCTATACTAAGCAGTGGTATCACTACAAAGGTAAGAACAACCCATATCGAGAAAAATACTACACTATGACCGAAACTGAATCTGGAATTCTTCTCCAGAATTGGAACTTAGACTGGACAAGGAACGAAAGGTGTGATACAATAGTCACTCCTGAAATCAAAGGTAAATGGATTGGAACAAACATCGGAACGGATTGCATCGTAAGAGGTGCAGTTCTCCGTTCCGAGTTCCAACTATCAAAGGAATCATTAATAACCCGTGATGCGGGTTACATAAATAACCAAATAATTTGGGGTAGTAAAGATTACTATCATTTTGGGCGATTAACTCAGCGGTAGAGTGGCTGCCTTACAAGCAGTAAGTCGTTGGTTCGAATCCGACATTGCCCATATGGGAGCATAGCTCAGTGGTAGAGCAATGTGCTGATAACGCAGAGGTCGATAGTTCAAATCTATCTGTTCCCATTGGTAGTACCAATTTTTATTATTAGAGTTTGAGTATTGCCATTTAGAGCCGAGGAAGGTGCCCACTGAGAAGTTGGGTGTACCCCCCTTCTATTCGGATGTAGAGTTCAATCGATTTTAATGCTTAAACTTTTTTCAGTTATTGCCATTGCCGCTGCAGGACTGGCACCCCTTCAAGCAAAGGCAGCGAGCGGATGTTCCCTCGCATCACATTATGGAATTGGTGATGGATATCATGGGCAGACTACTGCCAACGGAGAATCATTTAATGCATATGGCAAATCAGTGGCGCATCGATGGCTTCCTTTCGGAACCAGATTGCGTGTGACCAATCAACGAAATGGTAAGTCAGTGATTGTGCGTGTGAATGATCGTGGACCTTATGTTGGTGGCAGAGATCTTGACCTGTCGTATGGTGCATTCTCTACTATTGCTCATCCAGGGCAAGGTGTCGCAAGTGTTTGTTATACAAGAGTCTAATAGATCTAGAGGGGGAACCCCCTCTTTTTTTGTATAAATATTTTTAACGAGATATTGAATGATTCATGCGTGCTACTTTTGATGGTATTATTAATGAACCAACTACAGACTATCTTGGAAAAGATGGTTTCTTTTGGTGGTTTGGGGAAGTAGTAGATAATAGAGATCCTCTAAAGATCGGAAGAGTTCGTGTCCGTATCATGGGATGGTACACAGGAAACAATCCAAATTTTAGGGATGAAATGCCCGATCAAGATTTACCTTGGGCAGTAGTTCTTCAACCGACTAATCAAGCTGGTGTAGGATCGACTGGAGAATCTGCAGGACAGCTGCAGCAAGGTGCTATGGTCATGGGATTTTTCCTAGATGGTCAGGAAGCACAATCTCCTGTTGTTATGGGAGTTGTAAGAGCAACTAAAACTCAGGCAACAGAAGCAGGATTAATTCAGGGTATCACAGGCCAAAAATATACTGATGCCCACGAACCAAATAAAGCAATAACTGGAACTGATCAAACTGTGACAGGTCCACCTGGGCCCGCAACGGAAAATACTGCCGCGCCAGGAACACAGCAGGTTGCCAATGCTTCTAATATCATGCAGGCAATTGGAAACCAGACACATGTCACTACAGCAACTCCAGAAGCAAATGCTAATGATAGCAATTTTGAAAAGCATCTAGAAGCAATGTTTGGAGATCTGGCATACACAGTTTCTCACTTAGTTCCTTCTGGCGGAGATTTTTTAAATGTTATTGATGGGACAATAACTAACATCGATGCATTGATCGGCAAGGCAAAAAATCTAATCATGGGTATTTTTTCTGAAGCTCTTGCTGGTATTAAGGAATTATTTTTACAACAAATTTCTAAGGCACTTAAGGCAATTAGATTGTTTGGTAAAACTGGTTTACCTCTGATTGTTACTGCAGCAATTCAAGCAATCATTCAGTTGGTGTTGCAATATATCTGTAGTATTGATGGAAGCTGGTTAAGAGCTGCATTAGACATCATCACAAACTTTGAAGGATTTATACTTGGATTAGTTGGTCAAGCATTAGATAGTATCATTTCAATGCTTAATAATGCCTACAGTTCTCTAGTTAATAGTATTATTTGTGCCATTAATAATGCATATAATACGATTCGATCTATTATTAGTGCAATTAAGGCCGCTGTTGCTGTTGCTAAAGTAGTTGCAGATATTATCAAAAAAGGAACGGCATTCTTCGAGAATTTAGAAAAACTAGATCTGAATAGCATTCAAAGTATTACTAGTATTATCTCATTGATATTAGGATTATTGCTTACTCAGTGTGATCGAACGGTTCCAGTAGATAATTTGCATGTGTTTGTACCATTTATGGGTTCTACACCATGTTCTGTTGGAACTACTGGTGGTTCTGGTCCTGGTCAATGCAATAGCGGCGGATCTGGTATTGCCAGTTTGAATGCAGCGGCAAACTTATTGCAGTCGGTTGTTAAGGCAGCAGATCCATTCAGAACTGCAGTAAAAACCGCGAGTAGTGGATATGCAGAAGCGCAGTTAGGTACTCCAGGAAAGTATGCGACTATTACACGTTATCCATCTGGAGCACAGCATAGATCCATTCGTGAAAATTCTGAGACATATCAAAACTACATGCGTGAAATGGAGAGGCAAAAGAAAAATCCAAAAAGTGATCCAAGAGCATATCAAGAAGGAGATCCAAATAAAACTATTATTGGTGATGATTTTGTCTTCCCTGGAGCAGCAAGTTATACCTATCAAAAAGATCATGCCGTCATCAACAAAGCTAAGTTTGTTCAAACTGTTGATGGAGACTACAAGTTAAAAGTTGCAGGCAATATGGATATTGAGATCGAAGGAAGACTTGCTATTCACACTAAGAATGCTCCGATGATTTCTGGTAATACTGGAGTTCCTACTGGAGTTCCATTAAAGCAAAGTAAAAATATGATTCTCTTTGACGGTGATACTGAGATTTCATCGAGAGGTAAATTGGAAACTCAGGGAGTTGGAGCTGCTACTATAGCAAAACCTGGAACGGATGTAAAGATAGTTTCTGATAATCTAAACTTAAATGCTCCATCATTGAATATTAACTGTACTAATGACTTAAAACTATGTGCAGGCAATGCAATTTATGTTGAAACACCTTCCCTGGTTAGAATGATTAACTTGCCACCTCTCCCAAGAGCTAAATCTGGTATTTTTACGATCATGCATGGTTCTTATGACATGCTACTTCTCCCAGGTTTATCTGGAGCAGATGCTGTTCCTCGTTTCACTGTAAATAACACTGTTGGTCCATTGTGGCTTACATCTAATTTAAATATGAAGTTCACATGTTTGGCAGGAGCATTTATACAAACCTGTGCAACTGGTGCTTTTTCAATCAGTGCAACTTCAGGGCCCATGGCTATTTTCTCTGGATCTACTTTGAACATTACTGCGTCTGCCATCATGACTCTGACCGCTGCAACCATTAAATTAAACTGACAAACCCCTTGACAGGGGCCCCATGGGGTGCTATGATAACTCTGTAAGGGTTCAAAAGAACTCTCTTAAAAACTATCTATGAATATTAACGCCTTCTCTGAACTAGACCATGTGGTTCTAGATTTCACCAAACGTACAATTGAAATGCACGGTCATGATGGTGAATTTATGTCTGAGTCTTGTCCTTTTACTGAAGAGGGTTTGATTCAATTTCAAAATATGGTGGAATTTTGCCAAAAGGTTCTTCCTGCTGAACAACGCATTTACAAACTATGAATACACAAGTACCTGTAATTAATGTGCAAGAACTTACTGAAAATGCAGAGTTTATCTGTGAAGTTCTTGTTGGACGTAATCGTATGTCTCTACGGGTGACAACTGAAGATCATGGAGATTTTCTTCTTGTTCCTGTAATTGAAAAAGCACCTATTCCCGAGGATGTTTTGGCCGAGTTGGAACAGATGCAAAAAGTTCTTGAGTCTCCTGAGACTGGTCTTGTTGGTCCTCCACCCCTTGACATGCCCTTCTAAATCTGGTATCATACATTCATGCGGTTGAGAGAGACCGCACATTTCTGGCCCCATGGTGAAGTGGTTATCACGCTACCCTGTCACGGTAGTATCACGAGTTCAAATCTCGTTGGGGTCGCCTCGGGGATGTGGTGGAAGTGGTAGACACACCAGACTTAAAATCTGTTGGGAGCAATCCCGTGGGGGTTCAAGTCCCCCCGTCCCTATTACCACTAAATAAGTGGTAAGTCCAGTGAAGTGAGGTATTATGCCTTGGAAAATTTAGGAAAACATTGCACCCTAGAAATTTATGGCGTTAAAGAGGAACTATTAGATGATCTTGTTTTCATCGATACAACTCTTCGTCAAGCAGCAATCGTATCTGGTGCCACTATCTTAGATAGTGTATTTCACAAATTTGAACCCCAAGGCATTACCTTTGTTCTACTTCTTGCAGAATCACACATTTCAATCCATACATGGCCTGAAAAAAAGTGTGCTGCAATTGACATTTACACATGTGGTTTAAGTAATCCCGAAGCAGCCATGTGGCATGTTATCGAGCAATTTAAACCCAAATCACATTCAACCAAATCATTCCCTAGAGGAGGCTATGAGTTTTAACGTTGGATCTTACGTCGAATGGAAACACGTCAAAGGTTACGTTCGATTCGTTTCTGACGAATACATTTCCATCTGTGTTAATATCCATGATGGGGATAACTATTTTGATTGTTGCGTGGTTTGCCACAATACATATTGGAAGGATGTGATTGTACATAATGATGTGGTGCCAATCTACCCCATCATGTATGCCTCTGTAGCTCAGTGGTAGAGCAGCGGTTTTGTAAACCGCTGGTCGCAAGTTCGAATCTTGTCGGGGGCTTAGATAAATAATAGTGCCACGTTGCATTTCCTCCTGTGTCGGAGAGAAGAACTTTTTTCGTTGAAACTAGAAATGATTGGAACCCCTTCATCTATCAAATGTTGAAATACATCGATACGTTGCAGGAGTATTATATTGACACAGGCGATCCATTTTATGAAATTCAATCAGAAAAAGTACGAAAGTTGATCAAAGAGCATAAGCAACACATACATCAACTGGAAGGGTTTGACGGACCACCATTTTAATGCTATAATAAAATTTCCGTGTGAAGGAAGTCTCAAGGATCAGGATCTCCTGATCCTTTTCTCGTATAAATAAATCTGAAGAACAGTCTGAAAAAATTGTGGCAGGAACAAAAAAGATATCACAATTAGATAATTTAACTGATGACATTATAACTGGAGAAGCCATTCTTCCAGTTGTTATTGCCGACCCACTGACCCCAAACAGAAAGGCAAAGATAAATCAGTTATTTCGTGGAGTAGCACAAGGATCCAAATCTGCACCAGGTTTATCTTTTGACCTTGATAGAGATACTGGATTATATCAAGATGCTTATAATGAATTGGGATTATCTTTTGGTAGTTCAGCATTTTATTTGTCCTCAATTCAAGAATCTACCACTCTTGTAACTAATAAGATACAAGCAGTATCTACAGTAGATAATGCAAATATTACATTTCAGCCAAAGGGATCTGGTATTGTCAGCGTACAAACTGGATCTCTTTTTAGATTGCAGGATACTCAATTTGAAATTGTTGATGATACTAGTTCTTCCAGGAGAGCGAGATTTGAAGTAAGTGGTATTGGAACTGGAATTAAAACATTTGCACTTCCAAATATTAGTATTGGTAATAGTACTACTTTAGTTGGTGCAGATACTCCACAAACTCTATCAAATAAAATCATCAGAGTTGATGAAGATGAATTTTTTGTGACTGACGGAACTAAAGATGCTAAATTTGGAATTGACTGGATTTTAACTCCATCTGGAACTAAGACTTATTTCTTACCAGATCCAGGTCCAGGTATTATTCAAAGTAATTTAATTGACAATATTTCAGAACAATCATTATCAAATAAAACTTTTATTCAACCAAGCATTTCTGCAACCGTTGGATCTTCTAACAAAGCATTAGTTGATGCATCTCAATTAACTCAAACTAGAACAATTACACTTCCAGATCTTAGTTTAACCCTTGCTGGAACTGATTCCACTCAAACATTCAGTAATAAATCTTATAGAGGTGCTGTATTTGTTGATACGACAGATTCCACTAAGAAAGTTAATTTTGATCTGAGTAATATTATTACAAATACAAATAACTCTTTCAGTTTTCCTATTACGCTAAATAATTCAGGAACTAGCATTTTAGTCACTGAAAGAGCATCACAAACTCTTAGAAATAAATCTTACGATAAACCACAATTTGTCGATATTGCTGATGGAGACCGTAGAATTGTATTTGATTTGTCTAATATTACTTCTACTAGGACCATTACATTCCCCGATGAAAATGCTACACTATTAGCATCAAGCAACACAACTTCAATTGAAGGTATTTCATTTAGTGGATCAATTTCGGCAGAATCGTTTGGCGGAAGACTCAGATTAAAAACACACTTTTTAGCAGGTTGGTAAAAAATGACGGCAGGAAAATTAGCAGCTGCAAAACCAGCAGCAATTACAAATACTACTCTATATCGTTGCCCTATCACTGAGGCAGCAAGCACGGTTTTGGAAGTATGCAATCAAAGCGGATCTTCTGCCACATATAGAGCTGCTCTAAGAGATTATGACCAAATTCTCACCTTAGATTCAGCATCATATGCATTACAAAGAGGAAATGTAATTACAAATTATAAATTATCTATTTCACCTGGTATTGCTTCAGATGAATTTGATCCAGGGGACGTTATTGAACTTGATAATAATCAGGGAACGTTTATAATTTCCGACATCGAAAAAAACAATTCTGTAATTACATATGCTGTAAAAGTTGAACCTATTGGTGAACTTAGCATAGATTCAACTAGTTTAGTTGGAAATTTTTCTGTTGGTGATACTATAACTGGAGCAACCACTGGACTTACAGCCGTTATTTATAGAGTATCGACCAGTTCATTTCAAGTTAAAATACCTCAAGTAAGTGCTTCTGCAACAAGTGTTTATATCAATAATGTAAGTGGAGTTCTTGCAAATGATTATATTTCCACTGGTGGTGAAATTATGCAAATTTCCTCTCTAAGTGGATACAATGCAACAGTGACTAGAGCACAAATCGGAACAACAGCAGTTGCTCAAACTCCAGGAAGCAATGCTATAATTTTTAGAGCGTCTGCAACTACAACTACAATTAATGAGGGAGCTCCATTTGATTCTTCTGATACCACTCTTACTGTAAGTAGTGCAGCATCTATTGTAGTTGGAGATTATTTGAGAATTAATAATGAAATTTTAACCATTCAATCCATAAATGGAAATGATTTGAGTGTTTCCAGAGCATCTCTAGGAACAACTGCTGCAACTCATGCTGATGGAGCTACTTGCACTGTATATCAGACTACACAAATTTGTTCATTTCAATTTTTTAATTTTACTGAAGAGGTTGATAATGGATCTGGAGCTACGGTTGATTTGAATGTAGTAGCAGCAGGAATTGCATTACCCTTTTCACAAAATTCCAGATTTGTTTATGACTTAAACGGAACTGATTATGAGTTTCCTGAAAATATTTCTGTTGATGCAGAAAGAATTGTTAAATTTGATCAATCGGATTCTTCAAATACTGGAAATACCCTTAGATTTTCACTGTCTGTAGATGGAACATGGGGAGGTGGTAATGAGTTTACTACTGGAGTTACTGTTTCTGGTACAGCAGGATCTGCTGGTGCATATAGTCAAATTAACTTGAGTCCTGATAATATTCAAACAAATAATCAAATCTACATCTACTCTGAAGATACTGCTCAGTTATCGGCAGGTGGATTTTTAAATATTGATCTAACTCCAAATTATACTAATATTTTTATATATGAC